AAAATGGATAATTTTGGAAAAGATTCTAAGTGCGTAATTGGTATTAGCGGCGGTAAGGATTCGAGTGTTGTCGCCGCGCTTTGTGTTGAAGCCGTAGGTCGCGACCGAGTATTTGGTGTCTTAATGCCGAATGGGCGGCAACCAGACATTGATTACTCTTACAAGTTAGTAGAGAATCTTGGTATTGAATATTATGTTGCTGATATTGAGGATGCCTGTTCTGAAATTGAATATGCTGTATCTTTTACTATGAAAAAGCCTCTTAGCGTACAGGCTAAAATTAACATGCCTTCTCGTATGCGCATGCTTACTTTATATGCTGTTGCGCAGACACTTGGTAATGCATATGTTGTAAATACCGGAAATCTTAGTGAACGATTTGTAGGATATTTTACCTGGCATGGTGATGGAGCAGGTGATTTCGCACCAATTGCTAATTTTACCTCAGATGAAGTTATAGCAATTGGAGACGTGTTAAACCTACCTGAATATCTAGTTCATAAGACTCCCGCAGATGGATTAAGTGGTAAAACTGATGAAGATAGATTAGGTTTTAGTTATTGTACTCTAAATGAGTATATCAGATTAGGCACCATTACTGACGAAATAGTAAAAAATAAAATTGATAAATTACATAGCCAAAATGCTTTTAAACAGTTACCATTAGATTCTTATACTTTTTAAAAATTTTTAAAATGGAAGAAAATCCAGTAATTCTTGGATTTTCTTCTTACTTATTTATTGGAGGGATAATATGAATACAAAAAAAGTAATTCAACAAATAGTGGATATTGGTATCCCTATAAATGTTATCGCAAGAAAAGTTAATAAAGATGGAAGTACTATTAGTAAATGGTTAAAAGGACAAACTAATATATCTTCAACATTAGAAACAGATTTACAACATGTAGCCATTCAATTAAATAATGAGTGGCAGTATATTTTTAATGGCATTATCCAGTATTCAGTGGATAATGAAGGAGGATAATTATGGATAATAAGTATTTAGAATATGGAAATAAAGGCGTTGATAGTCATAACAATGAATGGGAACGTATATCAATTGGTAAAGTATAGGATTTAACTGGATAGCGATTTAATCATTTAATTGCTTTATTTCCTGTTAAAGAAGTAGATAAAAATACTAAGCGGCCTACCGCCTGGCTTTGTTTATGCGATTGTGGTAATTTAACAGTTACACGCGCGAGTTCATTAAAAAACAATCATACGAAATCTTGCGGATGAAAAAATTTTGTTAATAGTCCTTATATTGATATGACAGGACAAGTTTTCAATCGTGTAACTGTATTAGAACGTTATAAAGAATTAAATACTCCGGGTAATAATAAAACTTTATGGAAATGTCGTTGTGCTTGCGGTAATGAATTTATTACTTCTCGTCATAATTTAATAACTGGTGATACTCAGTCTTGTGGTTGTTTAAAAAAAGAAAGAACTCATGAGGCCACCTTTAAAGATTTAACTAATATGCGTTTTGGTAAATTAATTGTTAAAGGACTTTCAAATAAACAAGCAAAAAATTGGGACAGATACTGGTATTGTGACTGTGATTGCGGTACAAAAAATATAGAAATTATTGGCGCAAATTTAAGACAAGGAATTACCTTATCATGTGGTTGTTTACGTTCAAAAGGCGAATTTAAAATCGCTTAGATATTAACAGAAAATAATATTTCTTTTATCAAAGAATATACACCAAATTTTATTATGTCTACTGGTGGGAAACCTCATTTTGATTTTGCTATTTTAAATAATAAAAAAGAAATAAAATATTTTATTGAATATCAAGGTGAATAGCATTATATGGAATAGCCTCGTGGATATTTTTCCTAGGAAGACCTAGATAAAATTAAAACACGCGACAAAGAGAAGAAACAATACTGCGAAGAAAATAATATTCCTTTGATTTATATAGATTATACAAAATATAATACATTAACAATAAAAGATTTATATTTTGAAAACTTATTAATTTAATTCTTGACATACTAAAAATTTTGTGATATACTATATCTAGAAAAAAGAAAGGACGTAAATTAAATGGCTGAATTTCAAAAAGTAATGGAAGAATTTGAACGTATGTGTGACTTTTACGACCAGAAGAATAAACTGTATTGTAGCCCATTATATAAAGAAACAGGTAGCGAGTCATGGGAAGATTGGTGTACATATGCTTCTACTTATCCAGAAGAATTTGAATCTATTGTAACCAAATGGGCGCAACAGCATCCTAAGCCTATCTATCCGACTATTGGTGGATTAGTTGCTCATATGAAAAACTATCTACCTGAACGAAAAGATGGCAAACATTGGGACTCAGTATCTTTTGAAGAACTACTTCGACAAGAAGTGCCCAAAAAAGTCGCGGAAGAATTAGGTATTGTTCCTATTAATGAATGTGGCCTTAACAAATATGTTGAAGAGGAAAGTGAATGGCGATGAATTGCAATTCAGTTGAAGATATTATTTATTTAATTATGGAACGTGATGGAATTACTTATAATGAAGCTAGTATTCAAGTAGAAGATTGTATTAATGAACTTGACCGCGTAGTCGCGCGCGGAGGCTCTTATGGAGAAGCCGCAGACGTTGTGTATTACGCGCTATCACTTGAACCGGATTATTTAGAGATTTTACTTGGGTATTAATTAGCAAACAGTCTTCTTAATAAAACCTTATTCTTAGTATATTCCACCTGCGCCTAATGAAATTATACATTACATATATAGAATACATGATTAGCAATACGCAATTGTTGAAACAATTTTAAATTGGGGCAAACCGGAATTGGGCCTTTCCATTGAGGAATAGGACGATTACGGTTATTGCTTATATAAAAGCTTTGACGACGCGATGGAATACGTTAAGATATTAAAGGAGTGTAATAAATGAAAAGAAATTGGATTAACCCACTAACAGACTTCCCATTTAATAAACGTTATTATCTTACTCACCCTTGGAAATTTTTTAATGATTGTTGGAGTAATTTAAAAAATGCTAAAATGCGTATAACTCGCGGCTGGTGTTGGAGCGATTTATGGAACATGGATAGTTATCTTATGGAAATTATTCCAGATATGCTTCGTGCGCTTGCAAGCGATGGACAAACTTATCCTGGGCGCGAACCATTTGAAACACCAGAAAAATGGCATAGTTGGCTTTATTATGCCGCAGACGAGCTTGATAGTTGTAAAGAAGAAAATTATGAAAAAAAGAATGAATACTATGAAGCATATATGAAGCGGCTTAAAGACTGGAAGCTTAATGCAGAAACAGCAGACGAAGATAAGAAATATTTCACGCGTGATATAGAATTACATAAAGAAGCAATCGCTAAGCGCACTAAAATTTTGTCCGAAATCGTGAAGTATTTCGATTGGTTATGGGATTAAATGAATTAATAAAACCTATCATAGTAATAGCTATGATGATTGCCACGGAAATAAAGTACTATCGCGATTACGATAAAGATGATCGTATTTTAGGATATTTATCAGCTTTTTGCGTGGCTATATTACTTGAATGAAAGTATTATCACCGGTTTATCCAGGCTCAATCTTTATTTGTGCGGATTGCGGTTGTCTTTTTTCTTATCTTCCACAAGATATAAATGAAAATTGTTTTGTATATTGTCCAGTTTGCCATGTAAGACAACGAGTTCCAATGGCCGTGAGTATTAATGAGGAAGTGAAAAACGATGAAATTAAAGAAAATATTTGATGAATATTTAGAGTATCTTCATTCATTAAGTAATGAAGAATTTGATAAAATAATTGAAGAAGCAGAAGAACATTCCAAGTAGGAGGAAGAAATATGCGAATAGGAACTTTAAAAAGAAAAAATGGAAAGTATTATTGTTCAGAATGTAGAATGAAATAGAACCTTATTAGTTGTAACTGCGTCTTTTGTGGTTGTGAATTTTCTAATTGGGAAGAAATAGCAATTGAACGATTGCGACAAAATTGTGGAAGTTGTTAATTGAGGTAAATGATTGTGAAGAAGCAAAAATTTAAAGAGTGGTTAGTTCATAAATGTGGAGGTGTTATGCCTTATGAACTTGCTAGCAAACAAATTGAAATGATACGAACTGAATATTCCATCGAACATTTGGAATTTAGTTTTAAACATTTTCTTGGTACTCCAACTGAAGTAATAGAAAGAGAAGCTATGAAAGGCTTTGCTGAAGTTATATTTAAAACACATTCATATCAAAGTAAGACAATAAATAGTATTGATACACCAGAATTATTAAATACTATTTATTCACTTTATATTGCTTGTCCGCCCCAAGGAGATAAATAAATGACAAAAAAAGAATTAGTTAAACGATTACAGATTTGCCGCGCGGGCAAATGTGGTGAATGTCATTATCATAATTATCAGAAGCATTGCACTGACGACCTTATTGATGATGTATATAATTTTCTTTTAGAAAGTAAAAGTGATAAAATTAGATGCCCATGGTGTGGGGCTTCTCATTATTATGAGGATATTACAACTACAAATTTAGTATATTATCCAACTGAATATATAGATGGAAAACTTGTTAGAAAAGAAAATGATTATACCACAGAATGTATTTGTACAGAATGTAAATTAAAATTTTGTTACTCTTTACATAATGGTGATATATCTATTACACCAATAATTTCAGAAACAAATAATATTTGACTTTATACAAAAATTATATTATAATTATAATATGAAAAGGGAAAGGAAAATGTTATGAAAAAATCTGAAGCTCACCTGTTTCAACTCGCACATGATTGTAGTTTGAAATCAGATTATACTGGGGGTGGACGAGCGCATATTGGTGCAGTGGTTTCCTATAAAGGAGCTGTCCTGGCGAAAGGATGGAATAGTGATAAGACTCATACTATTCAATCTAAATTGAATGTTAATAGATATAAGGATGAAGGCACGAAATACTTGCCGGCTAAGGTTCATGCAGAAGCAATGGCCTTGCAAAAAATTAAGTATCTTGATATTGACTTCTCTAAGGTAAAGTTGTTTATTTATCGAGAATTTACTAATGGTAATTTGGCAATGTGTCGTCCTTGCCCTGCTTGTATGGCCGCGGCGAAAGCTATGGGCATAAAGAATATCTATTACACAACTGAGGATGGATATTGTCATGAGAAAATTGAGGTAAAAGATGAGTAGATGGATTTATGAAAAAACAAAAATTTATTGCCGCAATTGTAATGCTACGACTAGTCGAATAACTCCATATTGTCCGTAGTGTGGAATGAAAATGGAAAATTTCGATGAACGACGTTGCGATTATTTCCGAATTGAAAATAGTAAGCCTGTCTGTTGGGGAACAAAAGAAAAAGAATTATGTTTCTGTGAAGGCTTTAAAAGAAAATGTGATTTTTATGACAATATAAGGAGAAGTTAAATGATTCTTTTAGTTATTGGTCTATTAGCAATTTTTTTTCTTTGTTTTATATTACCTTTTAGACAAATATACCTCTCACGATAATCTTTCTATTGTGTGTATTGGTATTGCACTTTTGCTGTTAATTGTGTTTATTATTCTTGTTATTATACATGGATTGAATTTTATTGACGCAAAAGGTGAAAAAATAAAATTACAAACACAATATGATATGATTATGTATCAATTGGAAAATCATATCTATAAAGAAGATTTAACAAGTATTTCTATGTTCCAATTTTTTGAGAAGATTGAAAAATGGAATACAGAACTTGCAACTTGTAAAGAATTACAAAGAGATTTTTGGTTGGGTATTTTTTATCCTGATATTTATGACGATTTTAAATTTATTATACTATAAAGGAGAATTAAAATGGAAATTAATGTGAAGCAGAGTGACTGCAAATTCTATGTTGACGAAGAAAACCAGAAAGTAGTATGTGTAATTGAGGAAACTTCAGGACTATTTTTCCGGTATATTGAAAATTTTAACCTACAACTAACTGCGCCCACTAAGTTTTGGGAGTCTCTAACCATGCCGCGCCGCTTTGTTGGTATCGCAACCTGTCATGAGGGTGATACCTTTAATGTTGAAACTGGTAAGCTAATTGCTTTTAATAAGGCAAAGATTAAGCTAACCACTAGCCTATTCAAGCGCGCACAAACTTATATTGACCGAATTGATAAAGAATTTACCGAGATTGTAGAAAACTTTAATAACTTTGGCGAACGAGTTTCTACTAATACTGAAAAGCGCGAAGAACGAATTAAAACTCTTGTCGAGGATAAGTAAGTATGATGACAGTTGGAGAATTGATTGAAATTTTATCTCAATATCCAGAAGATATTCCAGTTATATTAGGATTTACTGCTATTCAAGATATTTATTTAGATAATGATTTTTACTTTGCGGACTCCCCAAACCCTGCACAGGCTATCGGGCCGGCACTTATAATTGAGTAAAAAAAATAAGAGAGGCTTTTCGCCTCTCTTTTTTTTTTATTTATTTAAAAAGCTATCCAATTCTTCACTAAAAGCATCGACCCTATTTATTAATAAACTAAGTTCAGATTTAATTTGTAATGCTTCTTTTTTCAAATCCTCTACATGAAAAAGATTCTCAATTGGTTCAGAATCAGTTTCTTTTTCTGGTTCAGTATCTGGCTCTGATTCAGTAACTAGTTCTGGTTCCGCAGAAATTAATTTTTCAATTAAGCCTAAGGTAATTGGACCAGCTATACCATCTTCTTTTAAGCCGTGGTCTGCCTGAAATGCAGTGACACCTGCTACGGTTTTCTTTCCGAAAATTCCATCTGCTTCTCCACAATCATAGCCTAATTTATTTAAAATCATTTGTAATTGAAGTACTTCTTCTCCTCTCATTCCTTTCTTTAAGATAGTTGCGGTAATCATACTACTCATTACTCCCGCCTCCTTTAATTCTTCTTCTGTGTAATACCCTCTTGGTATTGCATAGTGCGTCCAGTTTTTATCATTTGTGTTTCCATACTTTACTTCGCCGCTACCACTACAATGAATAATCTCTCCGTTTCCAATATGGAAGCCAATATGTTGCATACGGTTATCTTTTCTTTGATATACACAACAAACAACGTTAGGCATATCTTTAATATCACCTTGACAAACAAAATTGGATTTATTTTCATAATGATAGGTCGCGCCTGCGCCATTTAAGTAAATACCACATGTTTTATTTACATAATTGACATATCCAATGCAATCATATTCATCCATACCTTCATATTTACAGCCGGCGCAAGTTTTTTGTTTTCCACTTAAAACAGGACATCTGTTCTTTATATTTTCACGGCTAACTGTTGTTAATTTAGAAGATTTCATTCGGCTTTGTCTATTAGCAACAGTACATTTTTCTCCAGTTGCTCCCCAAACATAAGGAGAACCTTCCAAACTTTTCGCTAGTTCAACGACTTTATCAGTAACTTTACTCATTACTACCACTCCAATTTTTCCATAATTTTTTTCTAATGTAGTTCCTGGATAATAAAAAGATAATATTGATTTATAATCTATGCCTTTTTTCGCGGCGTATATTGCTCCTCGTTGACTCATTCCAACTCCTGTGCCAGCAAGAGCATATCCTGCGGCAGCATCCCAAGGGTCATCTTGCGCGGGTAAAAAAGGATAATCTGTTCCTCCCCATCTTTCATGACAAGATACCGTGCGGCCGCCATTACTTGCGGTATAGATGGAATTAATTACCTTATTTTGATATATTAATACAACACTTTCTGTTTCTCTTGCTGCTTGCAAACAATTAGGATATGTTTTTTCATTATATCTTTTTGCGCTATATGCTTGTGCATTACTGGAAGAATCAGAGATGGTTAATCCGCGAAGTACTCCACGAGAAATAGCAAAAGAACGAGCAGCAATAGCCTATGCTTTGCACGCTTCAATATGACTATTACCAATTTCCGTAGCAGTTACAGCCGCGACATATTCTTCAAATTCAACTTCTATTACGTCATTCAATTGAGCATTATAGTAATTTAAATTATATTGTTTGGTTAATCGTACTTTTATCTTCATAGTACCACCTCCTCTTATTTTTAAGTGGTAAAACTACTCCCTATATTTTATAAAAAGTTTCTATATAAAAGTAAAAAAGAATATTTTTATTTTAGGGTTAATACTACTTTTATAGAGAAATAACTCTCGACACGAGAGTATTTTTGAAAAGGACTTATATGGCTTATAGCCGAGGAAAAGGAGGGAAAAAGGAATGGCGTATAGTAAGCATACATGGAATACAAAGGAGCCAATTACTAAAGCCAAGATGTAGAATATTGAAAATGGTATTGCTGCGATTGATACATAGCAAGCTACAAACACTTCTAATATTGATACATTATAGTCAATAGTTGGCTATGAAAGTAATGAAGCTAGTGTCTCATAGAGTACTTCTGTTAAGCATAGAATCAATGGATTAAGTAATCGAATTTAGCTAATAGAAAATACAGGAGTTGGAAATTTAAGCACTAGATTAGAAGATGTCGAAAATCAGGTAAATTGGGCTCGTGGAGATACAGAACCAAAGCCTAATTTAGCACAAGTATTGGCTGATATGAGAGCTGAAACTTCAAGAGTAGATAATGCATATAAATCCGCAGATACAACTTTAAGTAGTAGAATTGATACAGCTCAATCAACTGCCGATACTGCTATTGGAGCAATCAACGCGGCGAAAGGCACCTCTGATACATTAGCCCAAAGAATAGATATTATTGAAACTAAAAATAGAACGCAAGATACCGAAATTGATAATTTACAAGACGTTTTAAATTAGCCAATAGCAGGCGATAATAGAAATGTAGCACAACATATATCTTCTTTACATAATGAAGTAGACGATATTTCTAGTGAAATTGAAACAGCTCGTGGATTAGATAATCTAAATGTTGCTCGTGCGAATCTAAATGCGCGTTTTGTTGATGACGAAACTCGTATTGGTTCTGCGGAAAGTAGGCTAACTTCATTAGAGACAGCAACATCAACTATTATTCCAAATCGTATTAGTAATGTTGAAGGACGCGCTGCTGCGCTTGAAAGTGAAATTAATGCGGCACATAATTCAACAACGAATGATGAAACATATGCTTCATTAGATGCACGCTTCGAAGCCGTTGAAGATAAGGCAAATGCCGCGGCAGTAGCGTCAACTGTTAATAGTGCCTTAGATGGGTTAGATGGCCGTTTAACTACTGTTGAAAGCGACTTAAATACTGCTTCTACTGGTCTAAAAGCAAAAGTTGGTGCATTAGAAACAACTGTTGGTGATAATAGTGCTGGTTTAGTAAAGCGTGTATCTGATGCAGAAACTGCTATTGGAAGTATCGAAGATAATATTGGTGTTGGTTTTGATAGCACAAATACTATTGCAGCAGCAATTGCAACAAAAGCTAATAGTAGTGATGTTAATACTGTTCTCGCGGCAAAAGCAGATACAAGTACTGTAAATGCAATCAGTACTACAATTGTATTAGCTAAAACCGCGGTTAATTTTGACGTGAATAACGTACCAACAACATTAGTATCTGGTACAATTAATGATAAAGATGATTATCTTATTCAAAGTCCAGCAGATGATAAATATTATTATTGGAAACATATTGATAATGAATGGCATCTAATGGGCGGTGCTGGAAATAGTAGCGGCGGAGGTAACTCTTCTGGATTTGTATATACTGCTGAAGCGTATGAAGAATTAGAAGAAAAAGAAGCAAATACCGATTACTATGTTTTAGAAAGTGATGGTTATCATCATTATCGTTGGGTAAATAATGAAGAAATTGAAATAGTTGAACCTAATACAAAATATAATATTGCTATTGAATCCGTAGAAAGTGATGGTACAACAATCAATTATTTAAATCTTTATGAATTTCATCCTGGCGATGATACTACAATTGATGATAATACCGTTTTAGATACATTATTAGCGAAAAGAATTCGTCATATTTTACTACCAGCTACTGTTGGCGGCGGCGGAATAGTTAATAATATGAAAATTACTTCAATTACTGCACGCAATATGTATATAGCATATGGCAGTAATTCACCTGCAAAAATTAGATTCTTCTTCACAACTGGAGAAGCAAATGAACCAGTTAATTATAATATATTAATTAATGGTGAATCAATATTATCTGAACCAGTGAATATAACTAGTGGAGACCCTATAAATAAAGCTTATACATGGCCTGTAGATGAAAATACTGGAGAAGAACTTTCTCCAGCCGATGCCGCGGCACTTGGCTTTTATGAAATTGACATCGCAGATTATTGTAAAGCTATTGGAACTTATACTGTTAAATTAGTTATCGCATTAGATTCTAACTTAGCTATTACTTCTGAAAGTAACTGGACAGTTCGCACTATTAATTTAGGTTTAACATCTAATTATACTAACAATCCAGTAGTTGAAGTAGGCTCTAATTTAGTATTTAATTATATTCCAAGTGGTAATATTGAAAAAGTGGCTCATTTTGTTTTAAATAATACAGAACTTCCTTCTGTGACACTTGAAGCAAAAGTTAATACCACACAAAATTATACAATTCCCGCACAAATGGTTGCAGGTGCGTATAAATTAAAAGTATATTTAACCGCAAATAATGGGGCTATTGAAACAGACCCAATTTATCGTGATATTATTTGGCAAGATAGTAATTCTTCTGATATTATTATTGCTTCTCCATATCGCGGCAATACTGAAAATATTCAGCAATATAATACATTAAATATTCCATACACTATCATAGGTGGAACTGGAAGCACTTATAATGTAAAATATTATGTAGATGATTTTAGTCAGAGTATCAACGAAGTAACTTTAACTAATACCAACAATGGTACATGGGCATATCGTGCAAACGATAGTGGTAATCATACTTTAAAGATTGAATGTGAAGAAACTTCTATTACAATTAATTTAGTTGTAAGACCATTAGATATAGATATTGCTCCTGTAACTGCTAATCTTGCTATTGACTTTAATCCTTCTGGAATTACTAATACTTCTAGTAAGAGATTATGGAGCAATGATAATTATAGCATGACAGTATCAGACAACTTTGACTGGTATAATGGTGGTTATGGTTCTGACGCAGCAGGAGATTACTTCTTAATTAAAGCCGGTACGCGCGCAACTTTTGACTATAAGATGTTTAAATCTTATAATAGAACGATAGACGGTGCTGTTACCACTAGTAGTACTGTATTTAGAGATGGTTTAGAAATGAAACTTATCTTTAAAACAAGCGCAGTACGAAATGCAGAAGCCGTATGGTTTACTAATGTTGGACCAACAAATGATACTTCCGCGGCGAAAAATGTTGGTATTCAGCTAAACGTACATAATGGTTGGTTAAAGACTGATGCTGCGGAAGAAGGAAATACTAAATCTTATTTATATTTCCCATATTCAGAAGAAGACCGTATCGAATTAGATATTAACATCAATCCTGAAACAGCAACAAATGCAGTTTATTTAATGTCTTACGAAGATGGTTGCCCAAGTCGTGCATATCCATATAAAACTTCAGAAGCATTATATCAAATTAATAATGAAGAATCTCCAATTGTGATTGGTTCTGATGACTGCGACGTATATATTTATAGATTTAAAATTTACAATGCAGCGTTAGATACAGAAGATGTTCTTCGTAACTTTATTGCTGATGGTAAAGATGTTAGCACATGTCTTGAAAGATATGAACGCAATAGTATTTATTATGATACACAAAATGAAGAATATTCACCTTATATGGGGCCTGATTGTGTTTTAGACCCTGTTAAATTAGCATATAAAATTCCTGATGTTAAGATTTTAATGCTTGACGCTCCTACTTTTACAGTAAATAAGAAAACTTTTATTAAGGACTCTACATTACGTTGTATTCACGCGCCCGGTGGTAAGATATATCCAAGCCGTGGAAAAGAAGATAACTGGTTCTTTGGTAATGGTTACCATGCAGGTCAAGGCACAACCTCAGACAAGTATGGTGACGCGGGATGTAATCTTGATTTCTTATTTAACTGTGATGGTATCCATAAACCTTCTGATAAAGTTAATCCTATCGAAAATTATGTTTCTTATGTTATCAAAGGTTATGGAACTAATGAACAAGAAGAACCAGAATATTGCACAGATTGGAAAGGCAATACTGGTAAGGTTTCTTTAACCGCAACTTCTGTTCCAAATAACTTCTTTAACTTAAAAGTTAATATCGCATCTTCTGAAAATGTTAATAAAGCATTATTCCAAAAGCGTTATAATGATTTCTTACTTGATTTATTTGAATCATTGGCTTATAAGCGCGACAATAGAATTAAGAATGACATGGAATTTGTTCCTGCGATTTTATTTGTTCGTGAAAATGACCCAGTAACTTCTATTGAGACAGTAGATAATTAGGAAATTATTAACTATCCAAACCACAAAGAGTTCAATGATATGGAATGGCATTTCTACGCATTAGGTAATATTGGTGATTCTAAAAAGACTGACTACACTCGTGCGTATGACCCAACTGATATTAATGAATTTACTCTTGAAATTTCTGATAATAATACAAACAACTCTTAGTTCCAAACTGGTGTTTACATGAAGAATGGTGTGCGCACTATTGAACCTTATGAAGTTGTACAAGATAAAGAAGACGATGGAACATTAAAAGACACTTATAGCGCGAAATCACTTGAAGAAGATATAACAGTTGAAACAACTAGTTATCTATATCCAATTGATAAGGAAACAGAATGGGAAGCAATTGACCCAGAAACTGGTGAGTATAAGAACATGCGCTACTGGGGTCTTATGAATGAAAAATTTGATGGAGACCATTCCTTTGAAATGCGCTATGCCTGTGAAGGTAATTATCGCGATGGTAAATTAGTTAATGATACTCATGGTGCTTCTACTATGCCTGATGGAAAAGGCGGATTTTTAACTAAGGATAAATACCAACTTGAATTAAATACAAAAGTATGGCAAGCATTTTATACTTGGTTAATTACCTGTACAGATGAACAATTTATAAATGAATTAGACTTATGGTGTGTTCGTCAATCAGTAGCTTATTTCTTCGCATTTACGCAATATTACACCATGATTGATAACCGCGCGAAAAATACATTCTGGCATTTTGCCAAAACTGGAACAATGAAGCCAGTTCCAATTGGACGTGCTGTTCCAGAACTAATGCATATCTATTAGGTATCAGATGGCAATGGAGGATATACTCCTGCGACAGGTACTTTTAATAATTAGACACAATACTATACAGAATATGCGTTTGATATGTGGGCTTATGATATGGACACTGCGGCCGGCATTGATAATAATGGTGAATTAATATTCCCATATGGTAAAGAAGATACCGATTATCGTATTGATGGAGACCCAAGTTCTGGCATGGTATTTAATGGCGCAGGTTCAGTTTTCTGGGCACGCTTACGTAGAAATTGTAACAGTGACATAGTTAATGCTTTTACTGGTGTTAGTTCTCAATGCTTCAACGCTAAGAATTTAATTACAGAATTTGATAAAGTACAAAATTGTTATCCTGAAGCAATATGGCGTTTAGATGTAGAACGTAAATATATTCGTCCTTTCACTGGTGATAAAGGTACAACCGCAGAAAATCCACATCAAGAAATTTATCTAACTCGTTAGAATACTCGTTTCTTAGGAGATATGATGCAAGGTCGTAAAAAGTATCAACGTCGTCAATGGGTTAAAGATTAGAGCGTATATTTTGGTAGTAAGTATAAACTATCTAATATCACAAGCAATCAATGTGATATGGTTTGTTATACCATAGCAAATCAAAATGTAAAAGCTAATTGGGACTTAACAATTACTCCATATCAAGATATGTATATCAATGTTGAGTATGGTGAAACTGTTATTCCTCCAATTCGCGCGAAAGCAAATGTACCCGTAGAAGTAGATTGCCCATTCACTTCTATGAATGAAACTCGTGTTCGTATTTATGGTTCTGACTACATTCGTGCTATTGCTGGTAAGCCTATTAAAGACGAAAATGATAATATTATCGGCGCGGATGGACTTGCTTCATTCTATTTTAGAGGCAATGATTTTAGTCACATTAATAAATTACGTGAATTATATATAGGCTCTTCTGACCCAACATATTCTAACAGCTAGTTTGTTACTTTAAATCTACCTAAAAATACCGATATTCCTATCTTAGAAGTATTAGATATACAAAATTGTGACGGATTATCTGGTGCATTAGATTTAAGTAGAGCGACTGCTACTTTTACCAAGCAGTACTAATGCTCAAATTTTACACTTACCTTCAACAATTAATCGTTTAGTATTAACCGCGGCGAAAAACTTACAAGAACTTACTATTAGAACAAAAACTGGTTTAGTAAATGATGTAAGTAATTTAACTGAATTAATAGTAAATGATAGCGATTACAGCAACTCAATTAATTGGATGGATATTGCTTCTAATGCTTTATCACATTTAAGCAATTTACAATTAATTGAATTAAAGAAAGCTTCAATTGTTAATATTAGCGCAATGGAATCTTTCGTAGAAAGAAAGAGAGCCTTAGGTAGTTTTATTAACGAATCTGGTGAAGAAGTAAGTAGAATTAACTTATCTGGTATAATTACTGTTACTGGAGATTGGAGTACAGTTGAAGTTAGTAGTTATAAAGCCACTTGGGATAATAAAATTAACTTTAATACTATTGGTACTGAACAAACTAAATGGGCAGTTACTTATAAGTATGATAACTACTCTCTTGAAGATGGAACAGTTATTGTTGGGGATAATATTACTACTATTTATGTAAATGATGGCGCGCAAATTCCTGATATTTATTCAACAGGTGTAATTTCTATGCCCCATCGTGATTCTACTGTTCGTTATAATTATATTTTTGGTACTTTAGAATCTGGTGAATATATCCCATTATCAGGTTGGAAAGTGCAAGGTAGAAATATTTCTATATATGAAATGACCGATTCTAAATTAGTACGTTCTAACATGGTAATTGAAACTTATTTCACGACTGAAACTCGTCGTTATCCAGTTAAATGGTATTTAAATAGAAATGATGAATCTTCATTAGTAAGAACAAGTGCTTCATAGGTACTATATGGCGGTGGAGAAACTTTGGAAGCGCCTACTGTTGCTGAAATCCATTCAGCAGGTAAATCAACTGTATCAGTTAATGTAACTGATTATGGAGCAACAGTTTCTATCTTTAATGGATGGGAAAAGCTACCAGTTAATATTACTCCAACAATTGATGATGATTCATATAATATTTATGCTTTATGGGATACAAGAACAATTACTTTCGCGGATTTATTCGCGGATACTACTAATCTAACTCCTGAACAATTATTAGTATATTCTAGAATGACTAGTACGTAGAGAAATACATATGCTCCAAATATTACTACTTCTTCTAGATTTACTTATACATTAGGACAAGATAGCATAGAAGAAGGTACTGTTTTAGTCGGCCCAAATAATACACTTGGATTAACTAATGACGTGTTACGTTTAGACTTAGCAACAAGTTAGCCAATTGTTACCAATATTAAACCATTTTCTAATGCAAATGACGCATTTACTATTGTATTTGATTATTGTTTCAATACAAATACTGAATATTCAAATGTAAATGCAGCAATTCTTGCTAGTTGTTATTATTAGAATACAGTTGGAAATAATAAAACTGTATCTGGCTTTGGACTATATTATAATTGTAATAGCAATTTAGGTCCTATTGGCCCAAGAGTTGGTTTTGGTGACATGTTTACCAGCAGTGCTTATTCTGTTTCTGTTGGTAACAGCACTAACGCGGGAGACCGCAATATCGTAGTGCTACGTCATCCGGCGGGAAGTTCTGTATTATATGTATATTCTGGGTTAGTTGGCTCTACTGCACTAAGTTCTACTGTTGTAGCACAACAAATCTCTTGGAATAATATTAAATCAGAAGCGTTCTTAAATTTTGGACAGCTTACTGATAGTGAAGATTTAGAATATTATGACTTAAAGAATGGTTTAACTCGCGCGCAAGGAACTATTTATTATGCGAAATATTGGGATAAAGACTTAGGAATTGGTGAATGTAAGAGATTAGCCGCGTGGCCCCATGAATCAATGACTTATTGTATTTCTGGTATTACAAACAGCATAACAAATGGTACTCCAATAGTAAACAATCCAGTTCCTTCTATTGGAATTACTAGTTTAACTAGTTCTGCGCATGGCCGTGTAGCACAGCCTGGTAGTTCCGGCTTAACCTCCGTTGGTTGGGGAACTTCCGCAGCGAGAACAATTTGTAATGGAGTTTTATTTGAAGGGTTACCAACAAAATTACAGTCAATTATTAACAGACCATTAATTAGTTATTATAATGCCATATCTTCTTCTCAAGATGGTATTACTTCTTATTCCAGAGCTTCAACAACAAATTCTCAAAATGATTACATTTATTTACCAAGTGTAAGTAACTTATAGGTAAATGGAACGTATAGTTCAGAAGTACAGCAAACATATGATATTTCTCCATATGAATGGATAGATGATATTAACGTATCTGTTTATGATTATGATTCTACAAGCAGTAAATTTATTCTTAATCCAAATGCTTCTAGAAGTAAATATATGAATTTACGATTTGCTATTAAACCAATTGGTTCATAGATTCGTATTTTTAGAACTACAACAGATATTACTGGAGAAAGAATTTATACTCTTATAAATAATTCTGATATAGATTCAATTAGAACAGGAGATATTTTTATCCAAGAATATGCGGATAATAATATCGCATATATGTATGTTTCAAATGCTGACATTCGTAATCTTGGCGTACAGCGCGTCAATAATATTGGTATCTTCTAGACAACTGATGGTGGTTGGCTAACCTCCAATGATTATTGGACTCGTTCTATGACTTTTGATAATAACAGAAATACCTTTGCTTATGTAACAAAAACTGGTACTGTTATTACTTCAAATAACAACCAGTCTGATGCTCGTGGATTATACTTATCTTATTCATTCTCAATTTAATATATAGGAGAAGGTGGATTTTATCCACCTTCTCCCTTTGGAGGTTAAAATATGAAATTTTATAAATTAGTTCAAGACAATCAAATTATTGGTGTAGTTAATTCTGGCAATTTTTTTAAGTTCTCACCTATAACTAATTGTTTTTTACGCTCCAACGAAAGTGAGGGTGAATATATTAGTTATAATGGTAATTTATATAGAAGCACATGGATGCTTCCAAGCGCGGAGCCAAAAGAACATATTGAGGCTTTAGTGCTAGAAATAAGCCAAGAAGAATACGAAATCTATGCTTCTGCGATTGAAAATAATGAAACAATAATAGAAGAATAGACAAATAACGAAGAAGCCGAAGAAGAAATATATGTAGACCCAATTGATTAGTATTCTATTAATTTTATTCGCACGTCTAAAATTAAAGAAATGTCTCGTATATGTAATCAAATAATAGAAAAAGGCTTTGATATAGAAATACAAGGAGAAACCCATCATTTTTCTCTTACCGTTCAAGATTAGCTTAATCTTATTACTTTATCTTCTATGGCAGCTCAAGGTGTTTAGCAGATTCCTTATCACGCGGACGGAGAATTATGTAAATTTTATACCGCCGCGGAAATAAATGCAATTGTAAATTAGGCAACTATATTTAAAACATATCATACTACATATTATAATGCACTAAAAGCTTATATTAACTCATTAGAGACAATTGAAGAAATTGGCGCGATTACTTATGGAGTAGAACTTCCAGAAGAATTTCAAACAGATGTTCTTCGCGCGATTACACAATGAAAACTTTTATAAAAAATTTATTTCTTTTTATAGTATTTGGCTCTATTTATTTTTTAATAGAGTGCTTATGGAAAGGGCGTTTAACTCATTGGAGTATGTTTATTCTCGCTGGCATAGTTGGCGTTCTAATTGGCGGTCTGAATGAATATATTCCATGGGAAATGCCGTTTTTAGCATAGTGTAGTATAGGTATGATAATAGCCACATTTGGCGAAGGAATTACTGGTTTAATTGTAAATAAACTTCTGAACTTAAATGTATGGACTTATACTTAGCTTACTTTCTTTTGGGGACAATGTAGCTTATGGTTTTGTTTAGCTTGGTTTTTTCTCGCGGGCGTATGTATAATATTGGACGACTGGATACGCTATAAGTGGTTTAATGAGGAATATCCGCATTATAAATTTTACTAATTTAAATATTTGACAACAAATTATTTGTCATGTTATAATAAAGAAAAGAAAGAAATTTGCATTTACAATGCAAACAAAAGAGGTTATATATAATGGAATATAAAATTGGTTGTTTTTATTGCTATGATAATAAAAAGCAAAAAGAAAAGTCTTAGCTATACTTTTTTGACGCCGCAAATAATTTTCGGCAATGTAACTATTGTCCAAATTGTGGAAGAAAATATGGAGAGGTGTAGATAAATGAGTAGTTGGACACAACAGTAGCAGCCCTAGAGCACTCCAGTGATGAATATTAACCCATACAATTCAATGTAATTTTATGGAAGATTGCCTACTTATCGCGCGGACCCAATTCATGTAGAAAACGCAGCATGGCAATTTCAAATACATCCCCCTTTTTTATTTTAATGTGAGGTGGCTTAAA